TGGGGTTAGTTACCTCTACTCTGTGTCTAAGTCTTGGCATAGTTTCAAAGAATTTTACTAATCTTGTAAATTGTTCTGTAGAAAGTGATTCAATAAACTCATCTAAGTCTTTCTTTGACATATCAACTTTATGAGTTATTTCTTCATTAAAATGCACTTCTTCAATACAATCTGCCGTTAGTTCAAATACCATCTTAGAAGTATCACTTGCACTTGTATATTTTGTAAATGAATCTAATTGTGGATATTTAAAAACTATTTTAATTTCAGGTGTAAGTTGTACTTCATTTGTATGTTCCTCAAACATAGCAACATTAATATCATCTAAATCAATGCTTATTGGAACTTGTGTTTCTTTATCATCTGGGCAAGTTATTTTTAAATCTACTTTTGAACCTACAGATTTACATCTTATTTGTAAAAAAATATACTCTGCATCAAACATAGCAATCTTTTTAGTATCTACTTTATTAAAAGTACAATCACTTATTAATTTATTTACTGCATCAACAATCTCTGTAGTATTTTTAGATTCTTGTGCCATCATCATTCTTTTTTGTTCTTTCACTAGGAAAGGTCTATACTTCACTTCTTCATCTGTTGATGGTAAATTCAAAGTATAAACTGGTGTTTCAAGTTTAGGTAAAGCCATAATTTTTCACTCCTTAATTATAATTTTCTTAATACTTTTGGTATTCTATTTAGTAGTTGTCTTTCCACCTGATTTGCAAGTACCCCTTGCAATCTATCTAATAAAGGTTTCGGTAGAGAACCTTCATCTGTTAAATTCTTCCAATATCTATAACTAAAAGTTACATTAACCTCTTGTGCCATAGTTGCTGGACTAGCATCTAATGGTTGTTCAGCGATATCTGTTGGGAAACACTCGATTAATTCGCATCCATATCTTCTGTTTCCATCTTGGTCTAAAGAATATACTTGTATAGTGCCAACATAATCATCATAATAACCAGCAGCAAATGTTTGTGGGTTATATGCAAGTCTTTGCCATGTTTCAAAAAACTTTTTCTCTCTTAAATCGTTATGACAATAAAACTTTCCAACGATTGGTGAATAGGTGTATCCACCATTTGCAATTTTTCTCACAGGACCATAAATGTTTTCATCTGGTGTTGTATCAATGCCACGAGGTGGAAATGATATCGAGTTACATTGATATCCTACTTCTCTTTGTTCTTGTCCACCTACTTGTCCAAGCAATACTTGTGTGAATAAATTTGTAGACTCACCTGATGATGTTCCTCTACTTCCTGATGGTGGTAAAAATAATACTTCATACCTAGATGGCATTGCCATCCCATTGTCATCTCGTAAAGGTGCAAGTAACTCATTTAATATTGATGAAGTGCCTGCCTCTATTAAACTATTTCCGAAATCCATTATACCATTCCTCTTGATTTTGCAAATACATGACTATCAGACTGTTTCTTAAATCTCTGTACAGGTAATAGTGTTGCAACCATAAATTCATCTGCCTCTACTTTTCTAAATTGTGTCTTAACATTACCTGCTAAATATCTTTTTAGACATGGTTTAATTAAGTCCACTTTTTTTAATCTACTATAATCTACATTTAATTTTGTAGAAGTATCAAACTTATCATTGTTACTATAGTCCACTAATCTATCTAGCAATCTTAATCTCATTGGCATAGACAAATAGTGTATATTGATTCCTAAGAATCCATTACTATATTTTTCAATAGGTAATACTAAAGGAAATGTATCATAGTATGGTAATTTCTCTTTTAGTTTAGGGTCATATACAAACATATTTAGTAGACCAAAGGTAGGTGTTGATGTTCTTTTACCATCACGAATCAAATCAGCAGACTTTGGG